TGAATTGTTTGCGGAAAAAGAGGCAAACTCTGATTTACCAGAAGACGTATCTAAGTATTTAAAGTATAAGCAGGAAACTGGTCGTGGCATTAATGACTTCATTAAATTACAAGAAGACATTGATGGTATGGAGGAAGATGCTATACTTACTAGCTATTATGAGTCTACCGAAAAAGGGTTAGATGAAGAAGATATCCAGGACATTATCGCAGATAAATTTTTATACGATGAAGATTTAGATGATGAAAAGGATGTTAGAAAAATAAAATTAGCTAAAAAACGAGAGCTTGTAAAAGCTAAAGCTTTTTTGAATGAGCAAAAAGATAAGTATAAAGTTCCTCTTGAGTCAAGTGGGGATGGATTATCTGAAGATCAACAAGAAAGTTATAGAGCTTACAAGAAATCAGTCGAGGACTCTGAAAGTTTTGCGGAGCAAAATAAAAAGAAGTATAAATATTTTTTAGATAAAACCGAGTCGGTTTTTAACAATGATTTCAAAGGTTTTGAATTTTCAATTGGTGATAAAAATATTTCTTTTAAACCAGGAGATGCACAGGAATTAAAAAATCTTCAACTAGATGTCAATAATTTTATTGGCTCATTTGTAGGAGATGATGGTTTAATAGCTGATGCTGAAGGATATCATAAGGCGCTATCGGTGGCTATGAATCCTGATAAGTTTGCTAAACATTTTTACGAACAAGGTGTTGCTGCAACTATAGATGATGTTTCTAGGAAATCTAAAAACATAAATATGGATGTAAGACAACAATCACAAGCAGTTTCTAAAAATGGAATGACAATTAGGCCTGTTAGCAAAAGCAACGACAACGGAAAGGGACTCAAAATTAGAAGTATTAAAAAACAGTAAAATTTTAAATTATGGCAGTAAATGCAACACCAGGATTTGACTTGCAGCCAAGTGCGCAACAAACTCCTTTATCAACAAATTATATAAATAACTTTGATTTCTTAAATCAATATCTTCCAGATGTTTATGAGAAAGAATTTGAACGTTATGGAAACCGATCAGTAGCATCATTCCTAAGAATGGTAGGTGCTGAAATGCCTTCTAACTCTGACCTTATTAAATGGGCAGAACAAGGAAGACTACATACTAAATACCAAGCTTGTACGTCAGCAGCAGGAGCAGGTTTGGCTCAAGGTATTTGGACTATTCCAAACAACATTACAAACTTTAACCCAGCATTAGGTGGAACATCTAATCAGGCAGCTTTTAGAGCAGGTCAAACGGTTATGATTTCTGACAATACTGGTGGTTCTGCTTTGCAAAACAAAGGTATTATTATAGTAGCTCCTACGGCTGCAAATCCAAATCAAGTAACAATCGCATACTACGAAGCAGGTGGGCAAACTATGGCTGCTGGTATTTCTTGTGATATCTTTATTTATGGTTCTGAATTTGCTAAAGGTGTAGAAGGAATGCAAGGTTCTTTAGAATCTGACGATTACTTTTTTCAAAACAAGCCAATTATAATCAAAGACAAGTATTCTGTTTCTGGTTCTGACATGGCTCAGATTGGATGGGTAGAGGTTACATCTGAAGGTGGAGCATCTGGATACTTATGGTACATGAAATCAGAGCATGACACAAGACTTCGTTTTGAAGACTACTTAGAGACAGCAATGATTGAAGCAGTACCAGCAGCGGCAGGTTCTGGAGCAGGAGATTATCTTCAGGGTGTAGGTGCAGGATTAAGTGCAGCTGATTCTTCTGGATCAGAAGGTATTTTCTATGTAGTTGGAAACAGAGGTAATGTTTTCGGTGGTGGAAACCCAACAACTCTAGCTCAATTTGACCAGATCATTCAAAGACTTGACAAGCAAGGATCTATTGAAGAGAACGTTATTTTTGTAGACAGACAATTCTCATTTGACATTGACGATATGTTAGCAGCACAAAACTCTTATGGAGCTGGTGGTACTTCATATGGTTTGTTTGACAATGACAAGGATATGGCTCTTAACTTAGGATTTACAGGTTTCCGTAGAGGTTACGATTTTTACAAGTCTGACTGGAAATACTTAAACGATCCTACTATGAGAGGTGGTATAAACGCAGGTGCAGTAAATGGACTTTTAGTTCCAGCTGGATCTACAACTGTTTATGACCAAATCTTAGGTAAGAATGCTAAGAGACCATTTCTACATGTTCGTTACAGAGCTTCAGAAACTGAAGACAGACGTTATAAGTCTTGGATTACTGGTTCTGCTGGTGGTGCAAAAACTTCTGACTTGGATGCAATGGAGGTAAACTTCTTGTCTGAAAGAGCTGTATGTACTTTAGGTGCAAACAACTTCTTCTTATTCCAAAAAGCGTAAGTAGTTAATATTTAAGGAAGGTGAACGGCATACATGTAAAAGTTCTCTTAGTAACCTTCCTTTTTTTATATAAATCAAATCAAATTATATTATTATGAATAAAAGTAAACCAGAATTTAAGGCGAAAGCCTATCGTCTAACAGGAAACAAAGCGCCTTTGTCTTATATGCTATCCTCTAGACACTCAACAAGATCTCCTTTATTATATTTTGACGAAGAAGAAGGTACTAATAGACCTTTACGTTATTCAAGAAATCAAAAATCTCCTTTTGAAGATGAGCAAGATGGCAATGCTATTTTAGAGCCTATTGTTTTTGAAGATGGAATGTTAACTGTTCCTAAAGAAAATCAAGTTTTGCAAAAATTTCTTCACTTACACCCCAGTAATGGCAATGTGTTTCAAGAAATAAACAAAGAGCGAGATGCTAGTATAGAGCTAGAAGTTGTTGAAATGGAAATTGAAGCTCAAATAGAAGCTAAAAAAATTACAAAGGATATTAAAAAACTAACTCAAGTTTGTCGTGTATTAATGGGGAATGGAGTTGAAAACATGACCTCTCCTGAACTTAAAAGAGATTTACTAGTGTATGCTAAGTACAATCCAGAAGACTTTTTAGACACGATCAATGATCCTATGCTAGAGCTTATGGATGATGTTCATCAATTCTTTAACGCTACACTTTTAACTTTTAGAAATAACGGTAAAGATGTTTATTATAATCTTCCTAATAATAAGAAGAAAATGATGACTGTTCCATTTGGAGAAGATCCTCATTTTATTGTAGGATCTTTTATGCAAAGTGACGATGGATTAGAAGTCTACAAGCTTCTTAAAAATAAAATAAAATAAATATTTTAAATTCTTGATTAAAAAGCTGCCTAATATGGGTAGCTTTTTTTTTGTACATTTGTGCCTAGTGACTATCAAAAAGGTAGTTTTTTTTACTAACAAAAATTATATTATGAAAAAATTTTTAAAAGTTGATACCGCAACTAACGGTAATTTAATTATCCCTGCCGACAAAATGGTATGGATAGCAACAAACGCATCAACTCAAACTCTTATTTATCAGATAGGGGTAGGAGACGAGTTTGATATTGTGACAATCACTCATGCAGACGATTCTGCTGCGGCAGGAAACACAATGATTACATATATACAAGATATGTTTATTGAAGTCGCACAGTCTAAATGGTCAGAATCAGTTCTTGATATAACTGCAAATTCTCCAAGATTAATTTCTAACGTAACATTCGCTTAATCATGCAAAAATATTTTAACATATACTGGGCAGGTCAGCCTACTGTATTATTAAATGCTTCTGAAATTCAAAGCATAGACCAAACCTCGACTACTACTACTGTTTTAGGATACTCTTCAAGAGCCGCAGCAGATAAAATAACATTAACTCATCTTGCAGATGCATCAGGAGTTGCTGTTCAAAACTTTTTAGTTTCACAGCTTGAATCTTTATTATCTACTTCGTATCAAAATGCAGCTCCAATTATTAAATTACCTCAACCATTAAATGGTGTACCAACAATAGGGTAATTTTTTAATTTTAACAAATAAGAAGAGAGGTTCTAAAAAAATAGAGCCTCTTTTTTTTTGCTATCTTTGTAAAAAGAATTAATTATGCCAATAAATGATGTAAGAAATACGGTATTAGCTATAGCAAATAAAAACAACTATGGATATATTTCTCCGCAAGATTTTAATTTGTATGCGCAACAATCTCAAATGGATCTTTTTGAAGATTATTTTTACCAATACAACGCTCAACTTACTAAAGAAAACCAGCGCATGTCTGGTACTGGATACGCAGATATTACAAAAGGATTGTTAGAGGTTATAGATACGTTTTATGTAAATGGGCCTTTATTAAATAATCCTGGAATTATAGGAGCCTCAAGTATAGCTCCAAATTTATATGTACTTCCTTCTGATTATTATTTAATTAATAAAATGTTAGTTTACACAAAAGAACTAGCTGACGGAACTACAACTTCTGTCAACGGAGGATCTACAGCTGTAAATGACTCTACGGCAGATTTTATATCAAGAGGTGTTGTTGCTGGAGATATAGTATCTACGATTACGGGAGGAGTGGTTTATAATACTGTAGTTTCACAGGTAGTAAATGCAACAAGTCTTTTAGTAGCTACAACTCCAGGAGTACAAGTTTGGAACGCATTCCCTAAAACTTATAATATTTATTCAGCCAATAACATACTAGAGGCAGAAAGAGTGGCTCAAAGTAAAATTACTATGTTAAACAATTCTGTTATAACAAAACCAAATATAGGGTATACAGCAA